ACGTGACGACCCCCGTGGCATAGTCTACGGAGACAGTTTCGGTGACCTCGGCCGCGTCGTCCCACACGCGCACGCTCGGGGACGCGCACGGCTTTACGATCTTTCGATCGAACGTGTACGACCCGGCTTCATACTGCTTCGCCAGCTGGAACTTCGCGGTCTCGCCCTCGATCGGAAGGAGTTTTTGCAGTTCGGCCTGATAATCGTCGTGGGATTTGAACCGAAAGCCGTGAACCTTTCCGCACCGAGCAAAAAAGAACTCCCGCACGGCGTCGAGTTGGCTCTTCTTCTGTATGCCATAGGCCACGTTCCATCGCTGTCGGGGGAACTCCCAGTTCTGATTCCTCTGTTCGTGGCCCGACCCGAACGTGACGATCTCCGTGCTGAACTCGGGACCCCCCGACGACCCGTACGAGATGTCCGTTGGAAATCTTACCTCGTGAAATGCCATCACGCAAACCTCCTGGAAGCGACGACGAGGGCGCTCGCGGCCTGGGCATATATCTGGCTCTTCGATGCAGAGAACGACTTGACGTCCGGAGTTTGTATATGCTGAATGACCTGAACTGGGGTCGTGGTTCCCGCCCCCGCTCCAGCCGACGACATCAGCCGGTCTTGAAACCGGGAATCTCTCAACCTCGACAGAGGGATGGTCGCCTCGGGGACCGCAACCCCCCCGACGCTGAACGACGGCATCAGCCAATTCTGAAAGCGAAAGTCCATCGATTTTGATGGAGGGGCGGGCGTCTTGGGGGCCGCGGCCCCGCCGGTGCTTGACACGTAGGGACCGGGGGTGTCTCCGCCGAGGACGGCCCCGCTGCTTACGGACCCCGACCCCGACCCCCCTCCCAGTGAAAACGTCTTCTCTAACCACCCGACTATCCTGTCCATCCCCATCTTCTCCCACATGCGATCGGCCAGAAGTTCCGCCAGCCGGCCGAGAAACTGATTCCACATGGACTCGAGCGCGCCGATCATCCCCTCAAATCCCTCCGTCATCCCCTTGAAGAATACGTCACCCATGGCAAACTTCATGTCCTCCGCCACCGACGTCGCCCACGCGCGCATCCACACCCCCTGTTCGTCGAACAGTTCCCTCTGCTGATTGGCGAGATCCTGCATCCTCTTCCACGAGAGTTGAGTGGCGGTCTCGGCGGAGACCCCGGCCTTGATCGAGGCGTCCCTCTCCGCAAAGATCTGCTCCAACCGTTTCGAACGGTAGGCCATCCACACCTTCAATAGCGCGTCTCGGGACTTCTCGGTCTTCTCGACCACGCCGTTTAATATCTCCTCGAGCGCCGCGACTTCGCCGCTCAGGTCGGGGACGATCCCCATCCCGATTCCCGCGACGCCCCACGCTCCCGTGCCACCGGCGCCTCCCGCTCCGCCAGACCAGCGAGAAAACATCTCGTTGTACCTCGCCTGCGCCTCGCGATTCCGCATGTCGCGGACCTGCTTGAGAAGCTTCGGCGACGCTCCCGATTCTGCGAGGTCCTTCTGCTCCTGCTCCAGTTGCTGTTTGCGGACGCGCGCAAAGTCCTCCCACACGGCCAGTCGATCCTTGGCCGTTCGATTCTCTTCGTTCAAGAGCTGATCGTAAAGCTCGGCCTGTCTGTCCACCCAGGCTTTCAGATCCGGCATGTCCTCGTCGGGTTTCTCGTCCCACGGAGCTTCGACGTCGAACGCCGTCGTCTGAATGTACTTCTTTCGAAAGTCCTCAAGGAGGCCGATGTATGCTTCCAGATCCTTCAGCTTCTTGGGAAGCCCGAGGCGGAGATCGAAGATGTCCCCGGCGCCTCGGCGTTCGAACGTTCCCCGAACTTTTTGAGTCTCCTCGTCGATCGCCTTGAAGGCTTGCCCGTACGTGTCTCTTATGATGTCCCCGAGCCACCCGCTGTCCGATTCGCTCTCGGGACTCGGCGCGAACAGCTCCTTAAAAAGGCTGCGAACTCCGTGGACCTTCTTCGAAAAGTCGAGGATGTCTTTTGGGATGTCCTTGAGGCTGAAGAGGTCCCCCCGGAACTTCTTCGAGACCTTGTCCATCGTCTCGTAAGACGCCCAGAACAACGCGTTGACGAGGGTCGTCATCCACTCAAGAATGCGAATTACGTTCCCAACCACGATCTCGAGATTGGCGTAGAACTTATTCCACCCCTCGAGGCTCGGGACTGGCAGGGGTTCCCCGGCCATCCGAGCTCGGTCTTCCGCGATCTGATCCGCGGCCTTCCGCGACTCCTCCCTCATGCGCTTGAAGAACGAAAGGCCGCTCATCATCGGCCCCAGAAGAAACTCGAGAACGCGCCCGAGAACGCGGGTGAGAAGGATGAGTCCGCCGACGATCTGACCGACCATGTAGGCGACCATCGCTCCGTTATCCGTCACCCACTTCGTCAGGTCCTTGATCATGTCGGCGAAGGCCTTCCTGTACCGGCCGAAGGCGCCCTCGCTAAAGACGTTCACTACGGCGCTCCCCAGCATCTTGGTCCGTGCGCCCACGCCGGACCGGATCTCCTTCGCCACTCGGGCGGACGTCCCCGCGTAGTCCTCCAGCTCCTTCCTCTGTTCTCGTATGGCGTCCGTCATTCCGTAGATCGACGCGACGATCGCGGCCTGGCGGCCTCCCCCAAACATGTCGACGATCTGCGCCGGCGTCTTACCCCGAGTTTTGAGCTCGTCGAGGACGTCGAGAAGGTCCGTCGACTTCATCCCCATCGACCGCGCGAGATCCCCCGCCTTGCCAAACAAGATGCCCAGGGCCATGACAGCCCGACCCCCTTCGATTCCCCGTTCTTCGAGAAAGTCCAGGTATGAGATCATCTCCCCCAACGACTTGTTGTATGCATGAGCCAGGGGGAGGATCTTCCCAAACACGCTAGCCATCTGCTCCGCGCCGAAGTGCGTCTTGGTCTCTGCGACCGCCAGCAAGTCGGCCGTGTCTCGCACTTCCCAGAACGGGCGTCTCATTGCTTTCATGGTCTGCGTCAGGACGTCGAGAGTCTGGATAGCGTCCCCTCCCGCCACGGTCGCGAGGTCGAGCGCCGCTGGAAGGAAGAGTATGGACTTGGTGGCGTCGTATCCCCCTCTTCCAAGTTGAGTGAGAACTTTCCCAACCGTCAGCTGAGAGAACTCCGTCTTCGTGTCCATTGCCACTTGGCGCAGGACTTTCATGTCCTTAGTCGTGGCGCCGAACGCGATCCGCATCTCCCGTTGGACACGAGCCCACTCCTTCCCCGCCACGTTCAGCTGGCGGAAGGTGCTCACCAGCCCCACCACGCCCATTGCTATGCCGAACCCCGCGAACATCTTCATCCCCGCGGCCTGGACCCCCGCGAATAAAGCCTTGGCTCGAACGGCGTCCCGCTCGAGCGGCAGCGTGTCCATCCCGATGTGCGCTCGAAGCGTTCCTAAGTCGACCCCGCCCATCGTTCCGCTGACCGACGCTGGACTAAAATCATATCCGGGCATCTTGCTCCATTCTGCGTTTCGATCGGCTTCGCTTGCGACTCTTCTTCGTCTGGCCCTTCATCAGGTGGTGCTTCTTGGCGTACTCCCGCATGGAGACGACGAACTCCTTCAACTCGGGGACCGACTGTTTCCCGTGAGAGACGTCGTCGGCCGAAAAATCGGGCATGAAGTCCTCCGGTTTGAAGGATCGTCCCCGACCCCGGTTGACGTTTGCGATGACGCTTGCGAGAACTCCAAACCGGGTCCAGTCCGTTCTATACCCGAACGGCTCTAAAGAAAAGTAAGCCGCCCACTGCGCATACTGTCGAGAAGACAGCAGCGCGACGAGATAATCAGGATGCGGAACTCCGAGAGCCAAGCTCAGCCGGAACTTGAATCGCTCCCCGGAGTTCCCGGCGAGTTTTTTCGCTCCTCCTCCACCGCCTCCGAGGACAGGACGGAAAGCTTCCGGGCCTCCCCCACGATCCGTTCTAACGGCGCGTAGCTCTTGGCGGAGAAGAGTTCGTCCGCCTCTTCCTTCGTGTACATCGCGTCGCCCTTCTCATCCACGATCGACCGAGCAGCGATCTCGGTCATGAGACCGAGCACTGCATTCTTCGGAACTTCTTCGCCCCCCACGAGAATGGCCAGGGCTATCCGATCCGCTGCCGACATCTCCCTGATCCTGATGCTGCCGCCCCACTCGGGTATCTCCAACTCGACGATCTTGCGGTCGTCCGCCGCGCTTATCTGACCCTTGGTTAGGATCATGTTGCACCTCGTTTCCTTTCCTTACACCGAGACCTCTTCAACGTAACCGGTGATCTTGATCGTGGCGTCGCAGGTTATCTGCGAGCCCGTGTCGACATTCAGGGGAAGGTTGGTGACCAACCCCGCGAACTGCAGGGTGATCCCGTCATCCCCGGGGACGACGATCTGATAGTTGATCTCATCGTCGCTCTCGAAGTCTTCCTTCATGGCCACGTATCCATCATACGTCCAGTTCATGCTGAACGTGAACTCCCCCCCGTCGCGAAACCCCGCGATGAACTCCCGGTAGCCACCGGTGGAGTCGAGGTTCGTGCAGTCGATGAAGTCCCGGGTCATGCCGGGACCCGAAGCGCGAAGGACCTCCGCGATCGCAGTAAATGTCTCGACCTGTTCCCCGTTCCCCCGTTTGAACTTAACGCCTACACTGCTCTTTGCTTCCGTCATCTTCAAACCTCCTTCTAGACCGCATCTCCTCGATGAAGCCTAAAGTTTATTGTGAACAAGGGCCTATTCCTTTCGTCTCTCCCCACAAACAGTGGGCTCTGCATAGCCCAGACTCCGACGTACCGAACAGAATCTATCGTGACGTCAAACGTTCCGTTAAGCGCGATCAGGATCGCCTGCGCCATTGCGTAAGCTTCCATGTATCCTCCGGCCAATCCTCGGACTTGAACCTGAACCGTCGGGTATTCGTACGTAAAGTTCGGCTGGGGAGGGAACCCGCCCGAGTCGTATAGCCCCACGCACACTCCCGGACCGCCCGGGATCTCGTCCGGCATCTCGCTGACGTAGAGATTCTCTCCGAGAGTCAACGCAAGAGAGGACTCCCCCTCGAGCATCACGCGAACGTCGTCGGCTGGACTGTTCATTCGTCTCCCTTCACCTAACCCTAGCGTGCTTCGCCAAAATATTCAATATCTCCGACGCCTTCTCCTTTAGAGCGGTCTCCAAAAATTTCCACTGAGTCGGCGGTGCATGGTGAATTTTTTTACCCGTCTTCCAGTGGCGCAGTATTTCGTGAACAAACGGAGCGTAAGCCGCCGCGTAGTAGATCGTAGCCCGCGGGCTTCTCCTCGTTCCGGTGGAGCTCACCTGGCAACCCCCTCGAAGGTTCCCCGTCTTCACCGGAGTCAGAATCATCGACTGGCGTTTGACTACGAGGGCCGCTTCCAGAACTCCGGATTCCGTACGATTCTCGATCTCCCCAATGCGCCTATTCAAGTTCTTGAGAACTCTGTCTGTCCCGCTGATCGTCACATGGAAAGGTGTCCTACCCATTCTACAAAAACGCCTTTCGAAAGTAGCGGGTGCCCGAGTAGTTGGGGATCTTGACGAATCCCCGGATCTCCTGTGCGCCCCGAACGACAAGAGGATCCACGTCGGCGGAGGACAGGTCGAGGAGAGTTCCTTGCACGAGATACCCTCCGACGTCGACGTCCTCCCCCAAATATACTATCGCGCTGGACCGGACCTCCTGGCCCATGACATTGACGAACAGAACGGCGTCCTCGACCCATCGAACGTCGATCTCAACCGGTTCGTCGAACGTCCGCCCTCCGTATCCATCGTTGACCGGGTTCCCCCAATACACGGCCTTGTGTCCTCTCCACTTCACAAACGCAAAAGAGCAAGCCGCGCTCATATAATCGCCCTCACCTCCATGGCGCCCTTCGCCAGAGCGGCCTCAGCAAGTCGGCCGTGATGATCGAGGACCATGACCTGTTGCCCGTACGGCGTGGCGTTCAACCCCATCCCCGATGACCCATGGAACACGACCTTTCCGTCCCCGTACGTCTCCTCCTTGATCAGGGGATCTCGTATCGCGATGAAGTGGGCGGAGAGCCACAATTCTATCTGCTTCAGAAGATCCCCCCCATAACCCTCGTCCCCGAGAACGGCGCTTATGTAGGTGTTCGCGGTGCCGATGAACGGAGCGATCTCTTCGTTCGTCAGTGCGGTCAAAATGATCCCCTTCACTTCCTCCTCCGTCACCCGATAGGTCATCTCGCTACCTCCTAGCGCGTTATCTTAAACACTCCCGCTTTCCACAACATCGGAGCGATCAGATCCTCGACGGCCTCCCCGTCCCACTCCAGACCCAGCCACTGGATCATGCGGCGGATCTCCGTCAGGTCCCCCCTCGCCATCCACTCGGGCCAGATATGCCAGACGGGGCACCCCGCCGACGCGATCTCTAGAAACCGGGTCTTGTACTCAATGACCCACTTCCCCCAATCCTCGGCCGTCGAGAACGCCGCCATGTACTTAGAATGAAGGCACGATCGGACGACGTCCTCGTCCTTTCGACGGACGATGATCCACTTCGCTTCAGGGTAAGTCGCCCTCCACAGTGGCCAGAGGAGCGCGTTGACCGTGCTCACCGCCATGACGGTCCGGCCTTCCCCGCCACCAATTATCTTTTCGAATCTTCTCCGCCACGTCGGTCCTATGATAGTCGCGAGCGCCCGACAGTCCTGCGTGGACGGCAGCGGGTCCCACCCGTTTCGATCGCAGGACATTCCCCGGAACACGGGGTCCAGGAGCGAGCGTTTAACGTCGGGGTTCTCGAAGTTTCCCCTCCCGTCGAAGTGAACGGCTGGAGAGAACCCCGCTCCCACGTCGGCTCCGCACAACCACACGATCGGAGCGACCATGGACACGCCCGATCGCTCGGTCCCCGTTATCAAAATCAGGTTGCTCATAGTCCTCTGTACGACCAATAGTACTTTCCCCTGATCAGGGCCTGAATCTTCCTCGTCGCCTGGTCCATCAACCGCTGGGGTTCTCCCCGGACGGAACCGTTCTTTCTAGCCAAGAAGAGCGGGCGAGCATTCTTGGTGACCAGGACCCGGGGATTCTGAACATACTTGATCCACAGATCCCAATACTCGCCGATCTCCATGTCCTCATCAAATCCGCCGATCCGAAGGACGCGCTCCGTCTTCATGAACATTCCGATGTTCGTCGGGTTCAAAGTAATTCTGGCTCGAGTCGCGGAAGACGGAAACTCCTTCGTCACCCGGGTCCTCACGTCCCCCTCGATCCAGTCGTAGTCGGCAAATAAGAGATCCGTTCTTCTCGATCCGACGGTGCTAAGAAAATCGAGGATCGCCGTCCTCTCAAGAAAATCGTCGGCGTCGAGAAAGAACACCCACGGCGTCTGAACTTGGCGGAGGCCAATATTCCGCGCTCTACTTCGTCCCACCCGCTCGTCGATCCGGATGACCGCGGCGGGACGAACTTTCATGCGATCGACGGGGTCCCGGCATGCGTCGTCGACGACGATCACTGCGTCGGGATGATCGAACCCCTCCGGATAGCACGACTGAATGCATCCGGGGAGAAAGCTCCGATGCCCCGTGCTACAGGGGATCAGTATCGTGACTCTGTGCTCGTCAGCTCTTTCCATGTTTTAGATGAAACGCTAGGGCGTTCCCCACGAATCGAAATCGGACCCCACGAACCAGGAGCCTTTCGGCTAAGTCGGTGTCGTTCTTCCCCCGGATCTTCTCGTCGTATCCTCCCACGGCCTCAAAGTCCGACCGATGGATTGCCCCGCAGAACAGGAACGGGACGGGCCGTTCAACGCCGCAGTACAGTTCGAACCCCCCCGAACCCGCACGCGAGACCTTCCACCGCTCCGCGTCCGTGCGGATGGACGCGGGGATGACGTCGAGGGGAAACTCGTACGCGCGATCTTTAACGATCGACGCGAGCCGAGCCATGTCCTCGAGCGTCCCGTTGTGGACTCGGGCCAGGACCACGACCCCCGGACGGCACCCCCCGACCAGGGGAGTGACGCAATCGTTCATGTGACAGACCTCGCCCCCCTGCTCGATCACGACTTCGCTCTTCGCCAGGAGATGGCCAAAGTTTAGGACCTCGCTCGGGTTTCGTCTGTACCCTCCTCCCCGTCTCAAGCAGTGGTATCTGACGTCTTCGAACGGAAACACGACGTCGGCGGTATCGTCGGTGGACCCATCGTCGAGCACGACGATTTCGAGGTCGTCGTACTTCTGATCGCGGACGGAGGCCAACCCGAACTTGAGCTGCTCCGCCCTGTTTCGTGTGACTATGAGCAGGGTGGCCTTCGGCATCACACGAACTCCCGGTGTTCTAGGGGAACCGTTAGCATCCCCAGGACTCTGTTGTATTCGTCGTAGTAACAGCGAACGCACCGGGATCCGTCAAACGCAAACTGCTCTTCCATGATAAGAGGAAAGTCCCGCCAGTCCCCCATCCGCATCGACGTTTCCAGATCCCGGCTCGGGTCGTTAAGCGCATACTGGACCCCGCAGCAGGGCCACACTCCCCCGTCGGGACCGATCACGGGTTTGAGCAGGCTGATCAGACACGACGCGCGGCCCAAGACAAATTCTTTTCTTCCCTGGTATATCACGAGGGCCTCCCCAGAGGAGAAGCTCAACTCCGACCGGACGACCTCCATGTTGGGGACGGCCCCGATGTCGAACAGATCGGCCACGACGCGCACGTGACAGAACCCGTGGTCCTCGGCAAACTTGACAATCGCGCGAAGTTTGTCATAGTCGGGAGCCCGGGTCAAAACGTAGCTGAATGCCCAATCCGATCCGATGGTCGAGATGACCGGGAGGAGGGACTTGAACAGCCCGTCGACGTCCCGATCGTCAGAGACGGACACCCGGATCCACTTCGGAGGAAACTTCATCCGAGCCATCGACAGGTTCCCCGCGAAGACGCCGTTTGTCACCAGTCCCACCTGGACTCCGCACTCGACCGAGGCCCGTATGATCTCGTTTATGTTGGGGTGAAGCATCGGTTCTCCCCCGCCCGTTATCGTCAGCGCCTTCGTTCCGAGGCCCGCAAACATCCGGATCATCCCCTGGAACTCCTCGAGCCGCATCTTCTCCGTCTTCTTACGGTTCGAGCACGAGCAGAACGAACAGTTCAGATTGCAGGCGTTCGTCGGATTGAACTGGACGTGGACGGGGATGATCCTCCCAACCCCGTTCCTGCACGCTCGGTTCTGAATCACCTTCAAAGGAAACGCGCTGGCCGCCGTAAAGGAGGCAACCCTATCGGTGTTCACTTTTTGTGGTCTCCCATCGTTCCCGGTTGAGGACGTACGTCCCTACGACCACTCTGCTATAGAACGGGCACCCCGCGTGAATCTTGTCGAACCCGAAACGAACCAGAGTCCCCTCGTCCCACTGATCCAGGTGGCTCTCGCACGGATTCCCGTAGTCCGCTCCGTTCTGAGGATCGGGGGACACGGGGACCGTCAGATAGACGTCGACCCCGCAAGAGCACAGCCGGTCGACCAGCGCGAGGGCGTCCCCCCTCTCCAGATGTTCGAGGACGTCGCCCAGAATCACCGTGTCGTACTTCCTCCACAGAATCTCCGGAACGGTCCTCGCGTCTCCAATGAGCACGTCGTCGTACAGAAGGGCCAGGCAGGCCTCTCGTTCCCACGCGGGCCACGCCTCGAACGCCGTTATCTTCTTCACCCGTCCTCGAAGGTAGCTTCCCCACTTGCCGTCGCCCGCGCCTACGTCGATGACGAACCGGTCGCGGTTAGCGATCAGGCTGACCATCGCCACGATCCCGTCCCCCGGTTGAGTCGACCTAGGCATCGTACGTCCTCGCTTCTCCAGCTACATTTATCTTCCCGCGCGAGACCGCCTCCGCGATGCGCCTGTTGATCTCGTCCTTGAGACGAACGCGCTGTTCGCCGGACTTTCTCGCCACGGCCTCGAGGGCGGCGATCCTTTCGACGTCGGGGCGCCCTTTCTCCCTCTCGCCGAGGACCGCATGGTTCGCGTGATAGCACTTGATGTTTTCGATCGAAAGCTTGTCGACGAGTTCGCCGATGGAGCAAATATAATCATACACATCTTCCGTCATAGTTACTCCGTCTTGTACAACCGTAAGATAGCGCTCGTTCCCCCCTTGGCCCTGTCTATGAGGAACTCCTTCGTCTTCGGTTGAACCATGTCGAGGATCTCCCGCATCGTCCACCCGACGGACTGCTCTTCCATCAGGAGCGGGTCGATGTCGCGAATCTTCGTGTCCATGATGAGAAACTGATGCGCCGCCGCTCCCCCGAACTGCAGAACTCTCAAGGATTCATCCACGTACCGCCCGACTGTTTCTCGTCGGCAGTGCTGAATCACGTTGACGGAGAACACGACGTCGACTGAGTCATCCAGAATCGGAAAGGACCAACCATCGCACAGCAGGAACTCGACGTTGCTCAATTCCAACTTTCGAGCCGTTTCTCTTCCCCGACTCAGCGGGCCTTCGTGCAGGTCGATTCCGATGACCCGAGACACGAGGGGCGCCAGGGGAATAGTTACTCGACCATACCCGCATCCGACGTCGAGCACGACGTCCGTCCGGTTCAACCCGATCTGGGAAAGCTCCCGGATGGTGCTTCCCCCGTCGAGGGGGAGCCCCCGGTAGTGGGGGTGCTTCAGAAAGTACCCGCGGCTGTGGAGCATCTTCCACGCCTCGACGGACCGGGCCTCGTCGTTCATCGTCCGTTCTCCATGTTCTCTACTCCCACGGGGCGACGGCCGCTGCGCCGTTCAACCGCTTCGTGATGGTAGACGATCGAGTTTCTGACGTACACGAACTTCGCTCCGGCCTCATGAACGCGTTTGAAGAACCGCTGGTCGGGGGGAAGCGGTTCGTTCTGCGCTCCGTAGTTCGGCTCCCACGGCCCGCACTTGTCCCACCACTTTCTATGTATGGCGTAGGGCATCGACGCGCACCCCTGCCACCCGCCGCGGTCCTCTTCGGTCTCGACTCTGTCCTCGGACAATTCTTCGTGCGTGATCCAGAAGAGGTCCTCCTTAAATTCTGGCGTCGACGGGCACCCGAGGTCGATCTTGTGCACGCTCGGCCAGTCTATCGGGCTCATGTGGAGGCTGTTCGGAATCACGTTCTCGCTCGCGTGCTTGACGAGGTTCGAAAGCCAATCTGCACCGAACATGCAGTCCGTGTTGATGATCACGACGTAGTCGTTGAGTTCGTATCCGACGTCGAACCCCATACTCATCATGGCTCTCAGATTCGGAACGTACTTTAGATCCGGGCGCGTCTGATAATAGGCCGTCACGATTCGATTGGCGAGGAGCCACCGATGAACGTCGTCCGTCGGATTCCACGTGACGAGCACGTAGTCGAAGTCGTCCGTCCCCGCGTTGGTCCACGACCTGTTGGTGGAGAACCGGAGCATGTCGAGGGCGGTGCTGCAGAAGTTAACTACGCTCACCCTCACGGTCAAGCACCCCCTTCACGGCCCAACCCATCGCGCCAAGCGGCAGGGTCTCGGGTCCCGTTATGGACTGATTCCATTGCTGATTCCCGCCGGCATACCAGTGGATCCCGACGCAGTCGTCGGGTATCGCGGGCCACTCCTTCGACCCAAACAACCAGCGCCTCCACATGCCAGACGAAGCGAGCCTCGCCCAGGGGAAGACGACATAATCCGAGAGGACCCCGGGAAGATCTATCGGAACGTTTCCGCTCCCCGCGCTCTCGTATCTTTTCGGGCAGCACGCGATGACTGCCCGATCGTATATCTCGCTCCACGTCTTGCACGGAGTCCCCTGCATGAACGTCACGGGGACGTAGCCAACCCTCGGATAGCCCGCGAATCGAACCACCTTCACGGGGGCGTCGACCCGGGGGAGAGGTTTCAAGAACACGATGTCCATGTCCGCTACGGTCCCTCCCTCGTTCGCGAGGAGCCACCACGCGATGAGATCGGACGTCTGAACGTCGGGCATCCCCATCCGTTCGATCTCGGGGCACAGTTCGTTCAACCATGAGACCCGGATGCCCTTCTCTTCGAACTTCTGAAGATAGCCCGCTCGGTCAATGTACCCGGGGTTCTCATACTGAAAGTCCTGTTTCTCGAACCCCCATCGAACTTCCGACTTGATCGGATCTTTTCTCAGGACCATCCTGACGTCGCCGTGCATCTGTCTCGCGCTGAGCACCGTCACCCAGCGGAGAAACGTCATCGTCTCCTGTCCCCAGAAAAACCACAACGGGCGGACCGTCATGCTCGAACCCCCAGGATCTCCGGAGCATCCTCGACTTCGTGCGGTCGCGGCCGCCCGTGAAAGATGATCAGCCTTGGAGACGGCGGCGTCGCCTTCCCCTGGATGTGCACTTTGTAACTGTAGATTCCATCCATCACGTCCTGAGCGAACACGATGCCCGGCAACTTCCCCCGGCGCGGGGGGACCGTCGAACGTATCCACTCCTGGTCGCCGCGAAACGCGCCCCGTCTGCATCTCATCGACACCCCCAGCGAGTTTCTCTCGAACGTCCCTTGGAGAGCGAAGTCGTCCGCGAACGTCCACATCACCCACGACATGTCCATCCGCCACGACATGACCCCCGAGCACGCGTCCGAACGGTAGAATCCCCGAAGCATCAAGAACCCCTCCCCCTTCTCCATCGCCCAGTCTCCCAGGGGGTCGATGGATCCTACCACCCGCGTATCAAGGTCCAGAGACAAGACGGGGGGCTCCAAGCAGAACAGCTCGATCTTCGACCACCAACCAGGCCAATCGTAGGCCAACGGGAGGATGCTCATGTTCGGAAGGTCTCGAAGAAAATCTAGCTCCTCCCCGGCGGCGTCCGTCAAGCACACGAATCGATGCGGAAGAGACAAGTTTTGCCGGACCCCCATCAACAGTTTCTGCACGTATCGGGCGTCGTAGTCTCCGCCCGTCCGGTACACGCAAGCCACGGTCAACGGAGCGCGTCCCGCAGTTCTACGATCGGGAAGACCGTCAAGGCGCTTCCTGGCGTAGCGTTCAGGCATTCGACATCGATCCTTTCCAGATCGGCCGCGATCTTCTCGAACGGAAGAAGAAAACGCGAGTACCGATTGACCTTGGGTCCCACGTCTCTAGAGTGACCCTCGTGCCAGTTGTTCTTTCCGTCCACCACTCGCATGTCATATCCGAGAAGAACGATCCGTTTGACCCCGAAGTGGACCGCGAGGTTGATCGCGCATGCTCCGGAGGACAAGTTCCACCGGAGCTCCCCGGGGTCCGTCGTGATTCCATTCTCCCTCCGAACCCAACGAAGAACGCGGACCCAGGGAAGATTCTTCTGATGCAAGCACGTCGTCACGCGGAGCCCGGGCCACGACAGAACTTCGTCGCGATGCCACAGCAACCAACGGCAGTCCCCCCAGTAGAGAACATCCCAATCTCCCAACTGATACGCGTTGTTCACGGAGATCACGCGACGGCCCTTGAGAACGGACAGGTCCACGCCGGACAAGGACGGACCCCCGCCGAGGATGAAGCAATCCCCCCCGGGCCACAACCTCGGGGCGGTCCAGAATCCGTCCTCGTTCCTCACTTCTTCGCTCCTCTCTTGCGGCGCCCTCTCGAGTGGGCGCCCGCGGGAAGCGTGGTCGTCTTGGGCTTTGGCTTCGGCTTTGGAGCGAGCTCCCTCTTCTTCAGACCCGTCGCGTCGACCGCTCCGGTCGCCAAGCCCATCGCCTCCTCTTCTGTCAGAGGGGCGTCGTTCAGCAGCCTGCGAGTGGCGTTCGATCGAACATTCCACTTCCCGCTCGGAAGTTGCTCTAGGGAGAACGCCACCGCCGGCGTTTCCAGTTTCTTTGCGTTCGGGACGAGGACTTCGAACTTGTCGAGAGCATTCCCGATGTCGTAGTCCTCGCACTCGATCCGATCCCCGGGGGACAGGTCCACCGTCCTCCCCTTGAGGATCAGCCGATGCCGACCATACCCTTTCTTCATCCGGTACAGGCCCATCTTTCCTCCTCGCGTAGCGCTCGCGACCTGGTTAGTCGCTAGCAACGCGATGTTGCATGCGTTACGACGCGTGAACGATGCCGCAGTTTCCGTCCTGATCCGCTCGGATCTGCGGAACCATGATGGTCATCACCTTGAAGTGGCTGATCATTCCACCCTTGGTTTCCCACTCGACGTTCGTCGGCTGAAGCCCAATGATCAACCTGATAGTCTCGGGAGCCATCTCGACCAGGACGACGTTGTTAGCCGTGAGGAAGTCGGCGACTTTCACGTCTTTGATCCCCTCAATGTCCCGGATTCTCTGGCGGGTCGTCTTGTCGGACTCCGCCTTGAAGTCGTCGTCAAGGGCGGTGTCGTACGCCGTGGGCACGTACAGCATCCAGGGACCGAAGTGCCTCGCGTCGA